AATTGGTGTCATACGGGCCATGTTATATCCTGTTTCGTTTGCATCACCAGGAGCTAATACATAGAATGTTACTGTAGAAGGTTGACCTGCTATAATTTCATAGTTGAAGTTAGTAACACCTGGGATAGAAGCTATTAAGTTGGTAGATGAACCATCAATTGTAGCAAATTCAGTTGCTGTAAAGAATTTAACATCTTTAACGTTGTTTGGCCATTGTGTAAAGTTACCTGCTACACGACCAAATACTCCGTAAGCATCTGTAATTGTAATATTACCTGAACCGTTTACATCAGCATGATAAAAATCAAATCCTGTCATAGTGCCATTTCCAAGTACCCATTGATTGATTAATTGGGCATCTGTTGATGAGATAATGTTTCCTACATCCATTGTATCACCTTTGATAGCTAAACGTACATCCCAATAAGTTGTATCTAAGTTAACTGTAAATGTAAAGTTACCTGAGTTATCAGTAGTATAAGCTGAATGTTGGGTCCAAGTAGAACCGCCTGCAGGGCGAGTTTGTAGTGCTAAAGATAAGTTTTTAGCAGGTGTACCTGTTACGTTTGTAAATGTACCTGCAAATGTAAATGTAGGTAAAATAAATTGGCCACCATAACTATGTAATGTTAAAGTAGTATCTAAACCTGCATTAGTTGAGGCATATGGTTGGAAGGTTTGAGTACCTGTCCAAGTTAAAGGTGTAATTGAAGTTAAGTTGTTAAATACAGAAGAAGCAGCATGTGTAAATGTGATTAAGAATCTTTCACCACCTGCTAATGTATAAGTTGGAGAACCACCTGTGTATACTAAAGTAATTGTAATAAAACCATTAGCGGCATTAGTTACAAACTGCATATCTAGGTTTGTAGTAGAACCAATTAATGAAACTGTTGCATTGGTAAATGCAATTTTGTCATAAAACACACGAAATTGAGTTGCTGTAAATTTCGTTAATGTAGTGTTTTGTAATGTGATTTTGGCTGTTGTAGTACCTTGAGCTGTACTACCTACTTGATAGTTTGTGGCTATCAACCCGTAGATACCGGTTCCTGGTGCAGCTGGTACTTGTCCAAATAGATTAAACGTTACCATCAACGGTAACAAGAGCAATAATAGGTTTTTCATTTTTGTTTAGTTGGTTTAACAATCTGTAACAATTCAGAAAAACCTATTTACTCTTATACGTATACTATCCTTCGCAACTAATACAATCAGCAGTACGTTGAAGATTATCTCCTCTTAAAATACTTTCTGAGCGCATGTAGTACAAGGTTTTAATGCCTTCTCTCCAAGCTAATTTATGGACTTCACTAATATATTTAGGTGAATCAGACGGATCAAATGTTAAGTTAAGTGAAATTGCTTGGTCAACATATTTTTGACGAATACCATTTTGGCGAACAATTTCGTATGGGTTGATTTCTTTAAATGTCAAGAAAATTTGTTTTTCTTCATCCGACAAAATATGATCAGGTAACCCCATTACTGAACCTTTATCTTTAGCAATTTGTTCCCAAATACTATCGATATTGTATCCTTTTGATTCAAGTAAACGCTCTAGTGTTGGGTTTTTCTTGATAAATGTACCTTTAGATGTTTTTAAGTTAAATACATTTGCAGGGATTGGTTCAATTGAAGGTGAAACACCACCTGAAATATTAGCGTTTGATACTGTTGGTGCAATTGCTAAGTGGTGTGTATGTCTCAAACCTGTACCTTTACACCATTCTGGTTCGCCATATTCTTTTGCTTGGTCACGGGATGCTTTTAATGCCCCTTCCTCAATAAATTGAGACATAATTCGAGTGTAAGAATTTGCTTGTAAGCCCGCAAATGGAATGCCTTTTTCTTGTAAGAATGTATGCCATCCTAAAACACCAATACCAATTGCTCTACCTTTAAGTGCTGAACGGTAAGTGTTTTCCATGAATTTAACATTTTTAGCTCTATCAATGAATTCTTGCAATACACCTTCTAAGAACCAACATGTTAATTCAGGTAAAGTCATACCATTTTCAAATGTATAATCTTTCCATTCATCCCAACGTGCCAAATTCAATGAAGATAAACAACAAATGAATGAGTGTAATGGATCTGTATAAAGTGCAATTTCAGAACAAATGTTTGTCATTGAAACATGCAAATTATTGTTTTTATATGCTTGAGGATTATTGTTGTTCACATTATCTTCAAACATGATATATGGTTCACCTGTTTCCAAACGTGTTTTAAGGATTTCTCCCCACAATCTCAAAGCGCGTGGTTCTTTATCCTCTAATTTATTCATAAAATCATCATCAATCACTACACATTGGTGTAGATTGAGACACTGGCGGTTAACATCTCCTTTTGGTCGACGAATCATTAAAAATTCCTCAATATCAGGGTGGTTAATATGTAAGTTAACTGAAGCTGCTCCACGTCTAACTGAACCTTGGTTTGTAGCTAGAATAGTTGAATCATAAATTTTAGCCCATGGAACTACACCTTCAGAAACACCATTACCAGCAATTTCTTTACCTCTACCTCTAATTCGAGATACACCAATACCTACACCTCCACCTTGAGATGATAAGCGCATCAATTCAGAGTTTGCTAATGCAATTCCTTCAATTGAATCGTCTGTATCAATCCCAAAACATGAGATAGGCATTCCACGTTCAGTACCTAAATTTGAAAGTACAGGGGAAGCAAGACATAACCAATTTTTCTCCATCGCTTCAAAGAAAAACGGTACTAAATCTTTACGTTTTAGTCTACGTCCCGCCGCTTTACTTACTCGATTAAATGCTTTAAATACATTTTCCTCTGGAAGTAGGTATCCTTGTGAAATGATAGAAGTACCAATTTCATCCATCCATTCAGGGTAGTCTTTACCCTTCACCCATTTACTTGTGTCTACGTTTAATTTGCTCATTTGTTGTTTTTATAAATCGCTCCAGTCAGCGGTTGATTTTGAATAATCTGTTACTCGTCCTGCAAAGAAATCTTGATGTGTTTTACCACTTGTTAAATGTCCGAACCATTCCATTTGTTTCAAAAGATTTGGATCGATGTCATTATATAAAGGATTATAACCTAATTCAATTAATTTTTGGTTTGCTCGTTCTTTGATGAAATTTTTCAATTGGTTTTTGTTCAAACCTTCAATTTCACCCATTTCGAATGCTTTGTCAATAAAGTCAAACTCTAGTTTAACTGATAGATCACAAGCTTCATAAATTTGTTTTTCCATACCTTCGTTCAATTCAGGCATTTCCTCTAACATTGTTCTAAATAACCAGCATCCAGCTTTTGAATGTAATGACTCATCACGTACGCTCCATTCTACAATTTGGCCTGTACCTTTCATCAAGTTGCGTAATTGAAAAGACATCAAGATAGCAAATGAAGAGAATAAATTAACACCTTCAGTAAATGCAGAGAATATAGCTAATGAAAGTGCTTTTTCACGTAATGTGTCTCCAGGCAATTCAACTAAACGATCGATTTTGGCTTTTGCTTCCTCATCTTCCATAAATGCCTCAAAATCATCTAACCCAAGTTCTTCATTCAAACGAGCATAGGCTTCAGCATGAATCGATTCGAAATCAGCGAATGCACACGCCATAGCTTTGATTTCATGTTTAGGAAACCATACTGCTACTTTTGTTGACCAATAATCGTTTACATACGTTTCAGTTTGGGCAAACGATTTTAAGATATTACCAATTAGGTTTTTTTCTGATTCAGTTAACTTAAGTTTCCAATCATTCAAATCCGAAGATAAAGGCACTTCATCTGCTAGCCAGTGGGCACGGTGTTGATCTTTGTAAAATTCGAATGCTGTTTGATATTCGAATGGTTTGTAATGGGGTCTAAGTTCTGTTATCATGTGTTTAATTCAAAAAATTTATTTGCCAACATTCTTCTATCTAAGTCGTCAAAGTTTTCACTTGACTGTTTTTTAGGTGAAACTGTATCTGCTTCTTCATCGTAATGGTTTCCAACTGAAATGTGACCATTTGATGTGTTAACATCTACTTGAAAAGTCAAACCGTCCATCCCATATCTGTTTTTCATAATATGGAGACGTCCTGTTCCGTTAACTTTATCTTCTTTTTTTCTTGATAATGACATTGAAAGGTCAGTAATCATCATTTTGTCGTAACTGCCTGCTGCTTTATCACCTTCAATGATATCATCTTTGGCTCCCGCGCGATTTACTTGCGAAACCGACCAAATCGGTATGTTTAATTCGCGAGCTAATCCCTTGGTGCTTGTATAAATATCATCAATTTCTCCCTTACGGTCAACATTTCTTTTTCTTGTTGAAAGAAGATCAATGTAATCTATAATGATAAGATCTGGTTCAATTCCTAAATCTTTTACTTTATTTATGTGCGCTTCTATGGTACCAATTGTGGTTTTTCCCATAGGAAATTCACGAATAATCAATTCACCTGGTAATTCGGCTGTTAGTGTTTCTACGTGTTCTTTATGTTTTTCTAATTGGTCAACAGGTGTACCAGTAAAGAAAGCGTCATATCGTCTTCCAGTATAAGCTTCACTTAATTCTAAAGTATAGTGAATAACATTGTAACCCATTTGTACTGCAAATCCACCTAAAGCAACTAATGTCCAAGATTTACCTCCTCCAGGATTACCAAAAATCAATCCTAAATCTCCATTACCTAAACCACCTTGAACTAGTTCATTAATTTCGTTCCAAGGTGTAGGAACAATTTTTCTATGGTCTTCACGGTAACGTGATTCAGTATCACGTTTGTACTCGTGACCAATGTTTTTGTCTTGTCCTGCTTTCATAGCTGATTCAATCATGTATTTGATTGAGTCGTAATCGCCTGCTTTAAGTAAATCAACACTACTCAATAGTGCTTTTTTCAACTGTTGATTTTTGCAGAATGTAGAAAATTCTTCTTGTACATAAGCTAAATCATCAATATCTGCTTTATATGCTTCGCGCAACTGCTCTTTAACGGATACTTTAAGTACTTCATTGTCCAACTTTTTCATTTCCACCTTTAAGATGTCCATTGAAATTGTTGTATGAAATTTTTCATAGTACTTTAAAATCTCGTTTATAATCCATTTATGAGCCGGATTACTAAAGTATTCATCACTTAGTACGTCGTTTATATTTTGTAAGAACTCTTTATGTGTTAGTAAAGAGGATATCACTTTCATCTGGAACGATGGTCCGTATTCATCAATTGATTGTAAGGTCATTTTATAACTTTTATTTAAATGTAATAACTTATTGTTGGTCAGCCAACAAATCTTTGAAAATATCTTGAACCCAAAACTCAGTATTGCGAATTAAGTTTCCAAGTTGATCTTCATTACACATTTCAACGAATGTGTGAGGGAAAAAGTTTAGGTGAGTATGTTCAACAAATTTGTCTATAAACATTTTGTCTTTATCGCTCATCATAGGATTGGATAAATCCATAACTCTATACTTATCCTCTAATAGATCCACATCATGTAATACTCTTGCATACACTACGTGTTCTTTTAATTTAACTTCAGCTAAATCGATCAAATCATCAAATGATAGATCTTGTGTTGCTAGTTCAGGGAATTTTTTAAATAAACCTTTAGGCCCTAATCCCTTAATACCCGTTACTCCATCAGAATTATCCCCCATTAATAACTTATATAGTAAGAAGTTGTGTGGTGTAACGTTAAATTTTTCTTTTACAGTATCTGTTGTGTAATATTCTTTTTCAATTGGACGATAAACGATTACTTGTTCGGTTACCAATTGTAAATAGTCTTTATCACTAGATACTATGAATACTCTGTCTTCGGGTTTTGTAGGCAAAATATCACTTAAGTAAGCGATAATATCATCTGCCTCTACTCTAGGTAACGATACTGTTTTAACAGGTAACGTTTTCAAATACTGGATGATTCGAGTAATTTGGTCTATTTTAGAATCATCTTCTTCCTCTAAAGTATCAAACAATTCATGTTTAGTTACTCGAGTAATGTTTCTATTTGACTTATATTCAGGAATAATGTTTTTCCTGTTATTGGAGGAACCCACACCATCAAACACCACATAAACTTGTGTAGGTTGGATGGTGCGAATTAAAGCTCCCAAAGATCGAAAAAATCCTCCTAAACCTCCAATATGGACTCCGTTTGAATTGACTGCATTAATTGCACTAAAATTTCGAAAGAAGAGGTTGAGTCCATCTATAAGCAGGAATCGCTCTGATGTTGGGGTTTCTTCCCCGTGTTCTTGAATGTTATTAAGGAGGTTTAAGAGGTCTTTCTTCATATTAATCTTCGTTTTCAAATAAATCAGGTGTTGGTGCTTTTTCGTCCCATTCACTGTTGTCTTCTTGTACTGTATAAGTACCTTGGCCTAAAATATCGGCCCATTCAGTAGAATGTGCATCTTTGTATTTCTTGATAGCATTCGGGTCATCTTTAATAAATCCGTGTACTGTAGAAACAATAGTACCCATTGTAGTGATTCCATTGATATGGTTTTTATCACAAGCAATTTTTGTACGTAATGCAAATTCAACTTTCTTCTTGTCTTTAACAGCGTTAAGTTTAGAAGTACCAGCGTTTGTAACGTTTCCAAATGTTAAACAAAGTGAAACATCGTAATAGAACGTATCTCCACCTTTATTTGTCATTCTAGGCTGTGACATTGGGGTTAGAGCCGGAGCTACACCTACTTTGTTTACAATAAACAGAGTATTCGTGTATTTTGAGCTTTCCTTACGAGACATTACAATCTGTTGATTGATAAAGTTCCCGAACTGAGTTGCAATAGCTCCTGCGTTCCACATTGGATTGTTTTTACCTTGTTCAATAGACATTTGGCATGGAATTGAACCAACTGAATCCCAGATGAATAACAAGTCGTATGGCAAATTACCTTTCTTTTGTTCAGTCAAGAGATCAATAATGAATTCAGCAATATCTTCAATTGAGTTCAAAGAACTTCTATCTCGATAAATAAAGAATCCAGTTTGATCTAAAATTTCACCTGTTTCCTTATCAACTACATCTTCCATTTCGAAACCCATGGTTCTCCAGTGGTTCCAATCATGTTTCATTTCGGTGATGATCAATACAGGGAGTACTCCCATTTTTTGGGCATTAACTGCTACTTCAATGGTCATAGTAGATTTCCCTGTATTTGATTTTCCTCGAACCATTGAGTTATGGCCCATAGGAATTCCAGGGATAGATAGTGCTTCTTGCAAAGCCGGAGAAAATGGAATCCACTTTTGCTCCTTGAACTTAACGTTTGACGCTAAACCCTTATTTGCTTTAAATTTGTCTAAACTAAAGGCGGTTTTCAGTTCTCTGTCCGCCGCCTCTGTTAGCGATTTTCTTCCTTTAGCCATAACCTTAGTTCAAATTAAAATGGCATGTCATCATCCTCTTCAAACAAATCATCAAAAGTTTCTGCTTTTGATTTTTTAGATGCTGGTTTAGCAGACAAGCTATAGTTTGATTGAGGTTTTTCTTCCTTTTCTTCTACTACTAATAGGCCATCTGATGGAGTAAAGTCTTCATCTTCTTCAGGGTTCAACCATTCTTGAAGTGCTGCTTTAATATCATCAAAAGGAAGCATTTTGTAAATGTCTTTTGGATTTACTTGATCATCCAACCACAATTCTAATTCTTTATTATCTTCAGATAATGGAGACGTTTTCATTGACGGTTGAATAGTAGTTTTGTTGTACACAGTACCTGTTGATTCAGGACCTACAGTAACCAATTTAATGTCACGGCCAGTCATGATGTCTGTGAAGTCACCTACTTCTTCGTCAGCAGCCATTTGCAAGAATGCCTCGTAAATTTCTTTACCAAATTCCCACAAGTGAACACCTTCAGATTCTTGTCCACGAACAATTACAGGAGCAAAGATACGAACTTTCGGATCTAATTTCTTAGCCAAGCGCCAGTTTTCTTTATCGTTTGTACCACGAAGTTGTTTTGCAAATTCAGCAATTGGATCTTTTTCGCCCCAGTTCAAAGGAGAAGCGATTACCTTTTTACTACCAATACCATAGTAGAATTTCATTTCCGTAAATGGGAAGTCTTTGTTGTATTTGAAAGGAACAACACGAACCGTTTGTTTACCAACTTGCGGTTTAAAGCGCTTTGTTTGGTTGTTTGAGCCACCACCTGATGAGGGTTGTTTTTGCATGGACTCAAGCTTTTTCTTAATAGCATCAAGATTCATAATATAACTAATTTATTTGTTTACAACTTAAATATAATAACCTTTATTCACTAAACCAAACTAGATTTCAACTATCTTGAAAATCTTTGTGTTTAGTTGTTTTATCTCATTGTGTTGAGTTAACAATATACAATTTCTGTAGTGTTGCCAGTTTACTGGGAAGTTTGTGTCAACTGCTCCTCCATTGAGTTTTTTAATTAACTCGTTTAGAGCATTTATTGTATATAGTGTGTTTGATTCTTTTTTTCTGTGTACCAAAATGGTATTATCGGGAATGTCGTTTATATTGCCTTGGTCAACATTATATGTAATAACATATTCATTGTTGCTTTTAACATGCAACACAAACATTTTATTGTACATAATGGAATAGCGTCTTGACAGTTCTCCTACCAACGCCTCTAAATCATCCAAGGAAGTAAATGTGCAAAACAATCTATTGTTCATCAATAACGTATCAAATGTAAAATCATAGTCGAATTGATTATACATATGACGGGGTTGGTCTAAAGCGATGTTCATAACTTTTATTTGATATTATCGTAGTTTGTACCTTTTTTGGTTTTAACTTGTAATTTATATTTGTTAAATATTCCTAATATTTGAAGCATTACGTCCGGCTCACTTTCATCATAATCAAACAAAAACGAATCGTAAACATATAACACGAGTTTAGTATTTTTCCCTCGCAATATCTTAAATATTTCATATAATATATTAACGTTAGTTGCGGTCTCCAAGTTTTGTAACACGTAATTCAACAACTTTTGTGGATTCATATTTTCCAGTTCGTTGTTGTAAAACTTATAATCCGAAATTGGGCATTTAATATGTCCCCCATAATTAAATGAGTCCCACAAATCGTCCGTATATGCTACTACTTTTTTAAAGAAGGGAAGTTCCCTATACTCTTTCCAAACTCCTCCATAAAGTTGCTTAAATGTAATCTCTTTCGCTTTGGCGTAATCCACATTATACATTGTAGCGAAACTCCCATGAATATCAAGACTATCGAAAGTATAGTCAAGTAAGTTAGCAAGAAGGGTAGGGTGATAAGCACTAATATCCATTTCCAAAAACGAATTATTGCGCGGTATAAAACATTTTCTTTCTCCATTGTCTTTGTTTAATGCTGAAAAATTTATATTGTTAAAAGTATTTGAAGGTCTTGTTGTTAATGTGTTTAGGTTATAGTGCGTGTATATAAACTCGTTTGCTTCTTTGTCAAAGTACTGTTCAAATAATGCTTGGTCCACTTTTATACCCGCTCGTTCTAGTTGATTAAACACCAATGCCGCCTTATTGTAAAAGGCATTAAACCTTATTTTTTCGTAATTTGCAAAGTTTTGCTCACATACCTCATAGTGTTTTACGATCGGTACAATTGTGTTTAGATTTTGTATCTCCGGATACCTGTTGTAAATTTGTGTGTGAGCTGTTGTTAATTGAGGTATATACGTATTGGGGGAGGGTGAGGGTTGGTAGCAATGCTTAAGAGCAAAATAATGTAAAAACTCTTTTCTATCCCTTACATAAATATGTTTTATACTGTTTAATACTTTTAAACAATCCTCTATTGTTGCATTTATTGTTTCGCTATGGTTTACAGGAATAATGTATCCTTTTGAATCATCTTTTGGACGAATATATAAAGCACACACGTCATTTTCAACAGCATGTAAGTTATGTGAGTTTGGTATTACCTCAACATAAGCAATTTCATGTTTTAAACTTGCGAGTAATTCAATATGTTTAGGATCTTCTATAAGCCAGTACATGCTGTAAAGATACTAACATATTTTTAGGAATCCAAGTATTTATTGACCTGCGTAATATTTAAGATATTCCTCTTTAAAGAATTGGGAAAAACCATACCATTGAAGATTTTGTTCAATAGCTCTTACTGATGCTTTGTTGGAATTAAACACATTAGATTGTTCTCCTCTAACTTGCCATAAAATAGAAACTGGGGTGTATAAAGTCCATTCTATTTTGGAGTCTTTGTTTTGGAGTTTTAGGAAAGTGTCTCTATTAATTTCTAGATATTTTGTTTCATTATTTTTCTTACAAAAGTATCTGTAAAATTCTCCATTAAGTTGTTCTGATGGGGTAGGTAAAGTTAAATTAAAAGTAGGAACAAATTTGAATGTAGCTGAATTATTGTTAGTAATATCAAAATATTGATTAGTGTCAAATTCATAAAGAAGCCCATCACCTTCTTTTCCAGCATCTAGAGCATAAATTATAGGATCTTCTTGAGTGGGTTCTGTTGGTTGGGTTACATTAACTGCTTTTTGTAATAAAATATTAGGACCATCTTGAGGAGTTCTTCCGGTATATGCTTTTCCATTAGATATTAAATAGTAGTATCCCTTATATGCTTCCTGGGTAGTTGAA